TTCCATGTATAAGTAACATTAGATAAAAAGCCTGGCATATCATATAGATAATCTCCTACTGTTACTTTTACTAAAGAACCTCTCATTACACCTTCATTGTTATAGGTAGGAGCGGTTGTAGAAGCTAACTGAACTATTTTCTTATATAATGGATCCATTTCTGGTTTAGTCTGTGCAGCTATTTTAAATCCAATATTTATACTTCTTTCAAAACCACTATAAGTATAGAAGTTTTCAGCTCTACCATTATATTTCCATGCATTCCAGTCCCCGTTAAAGTTATCATCAAAGCTATCTAAAAATGCTCTGAAATGTAAAACCATATTATCATCTGGTTTAATAATATTAAATCTAAATTTTATTAAGTCAACTACATTTTCATCTACATCTCCAGGATATGGATTTACCATGTTAACTCTATCGGATATAGTAGAATCATACCCTACTTCCGTATCTATCCTATCAATTCTTTTACCTATATCTCCTCCTAAGGTCTGTTTAAAATCTTTAAATACTGAATTTGCTCTTTCTCCTAAATCACTAAAGAAGTTATTTATACCAGAGGTTAAATTAGTATTACCTACAGTAATTGATGGAACTTCAAATCCTTGAAATCGTTTAAATATTGCAGCTGATTGAACTGAGTTAGGTTCAACTGTTTTGAAATCTAAAAGTTCTTGTGAGTCTTTTAGACCTGTTAATTCAGAAGTACCTATTAATCTATCATCTGGGTTAATTTTAGTTCCTCCTACTGTTTCATTATTTATACCAGAATTCATTATAGTATTATCTGGAAATACTTTCTTACCTTGTCTAACTAAAGTATGAGGAGCAACTCCTAAATTTGATAGATATGTTTGTCTTGATGTACCGTTAAATCCTTTTACAAAGTGTGTACCTGTTCCATTAACCGGTACTTGTGCAAGAGTGGATGCTACTGTTTTAGCTGTTTGTCCAATTCCTCCCGTGATTGTTCTTAAGGCACCTATTAACTTACTTTTAAATAAGCTGCCTAAATTACTAAAGCCATCATCTTCTTGTGTACTATACTGTCTTATTCTATCTTTAGAAGTTCTTTGATCTTTAGCTGAATATAAAAGTGATTCATTATTAACGAACTGTAAGCCTGGTGGTTGTCTTAATAAAGTAGATATTCTTGTTAGATCATCTATATTTCTTGATGCAAGAGATACTTCTGGTCTTCTTGTATTATGTTCACTAGCGGTCAGGGGGATAGGTTTCTGTACTATAGGTTCATATCCTATAGTCTTAGAATCCGAGTACTTCAACCTTTGGGCTTTAGGTACCCCGTATGCTATATAGTTCTTAATTATACCCACTTATTACTGAGGTAAGTTATCTGTATATTTATCTGGTGTTTGACCATCTAGATCTAAAGTAGAATGCTCAGCTGTCTGGCTTTTTAATTTAGTTCTAACATGAGCTTGTGATGTTGGTAAAGCACCTTCTCTTTTTGCAGGTGTTGAACCTTTTAATCCTAAACTCGATTGCTCTAATTGATTCTTTAAAATTCCCATAATTATCTTTATTATAAATAGTTTAACTTAATTTATGTGACCCTAAAACCATTGCTCGACCGGCTTTATTACCGTCGATAAATACATTTCCACCACTTTCTACTGCTCCTACTAACTTCTCCAATAGTGATTCTATTCTTTTATTATTACCTCCACCCATAAGGTTAGTTCCTCCGATTACTAAATCTCCTTTATCAAACTTCTGTATTGGCTCACCTGGTCTTATTATAAAATCATCAGTAGTCTCTACAGCTTTTGTCTTAGCTAAATTTAAATCAGTAGTTATTTCCTGTAACTGTGCTCTTGCTTCTTGTATATCTTTATTAGTTAGAGCTATTCTAGATAAATCCATCTCGCTTCCTATTCCAAATGCACCTTGTTTAGCTGCTGCTTGATTAGATAATTTGATATACTCTTCTTGAGTCATACCGATTTTAGCAAGAACATCTAATAAATCTTTATCTTTAAGCTCATCCCTTGCTTTAGCTCTTGCTTCAGCTGGGCTAACTCGAGGTGTGATCANATCNGTGATGGAACTTCCTCTTACTAATGTTTCGCTAAGAAAATCAGCTAGTCTATCTAATAGGCCGCCATCTACTAATGCGGAAAATTGATCTTTTGCNTTTGCTAATGCAGCATTAAACTTATCTTGGGCAGTTAAAGTTTTCATAATCTCTTCTGTATTAGCACCTTGTAATGCTCTGCTAATGAAAAACTGTTCTTGTTCAACTTTACCTTGTTGTCTAAGTTTTTCAACATAGTCTCTTTGAGACTTATTCAACTTAGTTTGAATTAAAAATGATTTATTTAATTCCTCTACAGTCAATCCTGCTGCATCTGCAGCTGCTTTCATAACGATAGGGTTTCTTCTTTGTGCCTCTGTTAAATTAGTTAATTGACTTACTACTTCCTCTGTTGCAAGTCCAAATTTACCTTGAAATGCTAATGCTCTTGCTCTTTGAAAATTTAATTCTTTTCCTAAAAATAATTCAGCTTGTATCTCATTTCTAATTGAAGACTCAAAATCAAGTAAACCTTCTGCTACTTTTTGTGATGCGGCAAGATTTAATCCTAATTTTCTAGTCTGTATAACAGCATTAGTTAATTCTTTAGTTTGAAAACCAAAGTAACCGGATATTTCTGCATTAGCTTCTGATATTTCACTAAATATTTCTTGTGCTGATATTAAATATCCGTTTTGACGTGCTTGTGCGTTTGCGTTTGCTTGAACTGTATCAAAAAGGTTTAATGCTTCTTGATTAGATGCGCCAAATAATAGTTGTAATTCTGCTGCTCTTTCTCCAGATATTCCTAAATTTTCTGTTAAGAAAACTTGAGATTCAGCTAAATTTATCGAGTCAGTTGTTACTGCTCCAAACGCATCTACTAATTGTTTTTGTGCAGCTATTAAAGATTCACTATTTACCAATATATTTTTAGATTCTTTTGCTATACCAATAAACTCTTGTCTCAATCCTTCGGCAGCTGATCTGCTTATACCTAAGTTTTTAGCTATANNNATCATGTNTTTATTTGCACCTACAAGAAGGTCTACAAAAAACTGAATTGCTTTTGCTAATAAAAGAGCTGGTCCTAGTGCTTTAGCTAAAGAACCTANTAAACTAGACATACCTGCTCCTGCTCCTGCCATAACTTGACCGAAACCAGTTTTTTTAGCACCCTTAGCTGTTTTAACTGCCTGTCTAGCTGACTCTTCAGCATCTTTAAAAGGTTCTGAGAATGCTCTTAAACCGGGTATTGCACCTGTAAGATCGGCAAGAAATGTAAATCCAGCTACTTTTTTATCTATAGCTTTTTCTATATCTAATCTTTGCTGTGTTTTATCAATTAGCTTATCTAGTACATTATCTTGATCATCATAGAAAGATTTAAGCATTTCTGCTTCTTCTTCTGATATTCTTTTACCTTCTTCTTTAGAGTCTTTTTGATCTTTAACGTACTGATCAATTCTTTGATTAAGTTGATCCTGTGTATAAGTACCTTTTGTTACTCCTTCTTGTAATCGAGCTAGTTCAGTTTGTTGATCTACACTTAACTTATCCTTTATTAAGTATTTTGAATAATCTTTAATTCTCTGTCTCTGTAGCTTTCCTTTTTGAAGCATATTAGCCAGATCTTTAGAAGAGTAGTCGGATATTCCTGCTTCGTCGTCTTTAATTTTTTCAGCGAGTGATTTAAGACCTCTAAAATTACCACGTATAGTAGCTGTATCACTAATTTGATTTTTAAACTCTTTAGTAATATCTTTAATCTTAGAAAAGATATCCGCAGCTGAGTCGTCCATATCGTACAGCCTATCTCTAAGAACATCCAATTCTTGTTTAGCTTGTTCAATATTACCGATATCAATCATTTTGACAGCTTTTAGACCAAGCTCTCTTCTTGTATCATTTATCTTTTTTAAAAGATCCTCTAATTGTTTTCTCTCTTGTGGGGTCATTAAGTTTCTTTTTTATAAATAGGAAAGACCTCTATTATTTAGAAGTCTTTGCATTATACGATGGTTTAATATCTGGTCTATGTATTTTGGCTTTTTGGATACCTCTAGCTTTTTTCATAGCAGCTTCTTCGGCTTCACTTCTTTTATCATAAAAATCCTTTATTTTATTAAAAGTAAATCTTCTGAGCCATATAGGCATATTATATACGTCATCGTATATGTAACCGCCTTGACCGTGAAAAACTATTTCGTGTATTTGATTGAATACAGATTCCCTGTAACTAGAGCTCAGGCCAAAAAAAGTTTACCCCAATGGGCAGGTCTACTCCTTCCTTTGGTCCACCTTGTGGGTAAAATTTTAAATCTATATCTGGTTGAATACTGGTTGCTTGATCTCTTAAAGCTCTAGCATCTATAGCTAATAGGTAATTAGAAACAAAGTCATTAATTTCGTTTCTGTTATCAGAACCGTCAATTGATGTAATCATATGCCTCATTCTTGTAGTAATCTCACTTCTTGCATCTTTATCGATTTTTTTAGCTCCTTCTTGATCTTTTTCAATACTTATTTCATCCGCGTGAGTTAATAACTTATATGTAACTTTAATCTTAGATGATGGTAAAGTAAATTCAAATTCGTTTTTACGATCCTTAAATAAAGAAGTATCTATCTTTTTTTCGTTTATTGAAGATAAATCTACTGTAATCTCCTTACCTTGATAAGTGACAGGGTATTCTGCACCATATGATAAAATTCTAGCTGCTAACATAATTGCATTTTTATCACCTACAAGGATATCATTATAGTTAATTCCTTCTGTGACTATTAAGGATTGTAGTAATTTATCTATTACTATACCTTGTGCTATATAATTTGTATTGGTAAGTATATCTTCCTCTTTAGCAGTCATATATTTCATCTCGATTTCCCCTTTAGCTAATGGAGAACCTTCAGGATATAGTAATCCTTTTGATGGTAATAATACTGTTTCTGTGGGTAAATTAAATTTTGTACTCATAAATAACTTTTAAGTATAACTTGTCTTATAATAAATATACGAATAAAATTTTTTTGGAAACAACAAAAAACCCGACTAATTGCCGGGTTTCTTAATAAAGTATGTAGGGTAGCGGTTAGTAATTTAAGATACAGTAGTCCATCGCTACAGTTAATGAAACGTCAACTACTTCACTATTAGCCCAGTCATAATCTCCGAAATCTGCTGTAGTTACGAATCCTCCTTTGATGATCCACTCTCCAACGATATCACCAACTGGTCCTAATATGTTTAATGTTAGATCCTTTTTGTAGAAATCTGAGTAACCAGCTCTACCTGTTACTGACTCGTATGATAATCTTGCCCACTCCATCACTGCTTGTGCACCTGAAGGTGTGATTGGATCATATAAAGTCATTGTTATATCAGCCCATTCTCTTTTTCCTCTAATTTTTCTATAAGAGTTGATGTGGTCCAGTTTAATTACCTCATCTGTAAATTCTGGTGCTGATACGTTCTTTACTAGGAATGATGGAATGCCATCTACGTAAAGGACAAATCTATTCTGAACTTTCGGTTCGAAAGCTCTAAACATTATTTCATTTGGATCTAATACTGCCATGTTATGTTACTTTATTATAAATATCTCTTTTTTTAATTATGCTCCGAAAGTTGCTCCTGTTGGTTCTACTACGAAGTCTAATACTATGAATTCTGCAGTCTTAGCTGGTTGTATGTAGATTTGACCTACTAACTGGTTTCTATCTATTACGTCAGCTGTATTGTTTGTNTCATCCATTACTACTCTGTAAGCAAAAAGACCTTGTCTTTGAACTACTCCATCTAAGTAAGGATTTACAGCGGCTAAGAATCTGTTTCTCGTTGTTATAGTGTTCTGCTCGAATACTAATGATTGTGCTTGATCTCCAATAAACTTCTTAAGATCAATTAATAGTCTTCTTACGTTCACTCTATCTAAAGCTCCTGCTTTAGACTGTAATGTCTTTTGACCGAAGATTGCGATACCTGTTCCTGGGAATGTAGCAATTGGGTTAACTTTTGCATCATATAATGTATCTCT